AAAATTGCCCATTCACCAAATGAATCACGGTCTGGCCACTCTCGTCTAATAAATACTCTACCGTCTCGATCCACTCCCGCCCATATCGCAACATAGTTTCTTGCTCCGGCGGGGTCGACCACCATATAACAAGAGTAGTTGGACTTATCAGAAATGTCCGGGAAGGTTCTTCCTCTTCTGTTTGGTACTTTGGATAATACATTGATCTCTGTGTTAAATAATGGTAACAGACTTGTCATTGACTTCACTGGTACTCCGTACGCACGCACCAGTATCTCATCTTCGGGCCGGCCTCTCAAGTCCTTTGCGATACGCTCATAACCTCCGAATGGGTTCTCGTCCGAGTGTAAGTACACAACACCAGCATCTCTGTCTGGACTGTACTGCTCTATAGGTACCTGTCTATTATCCAAAAGTTCAGCACCTCTGGTTTGCGTTGTTTCTGCGCCCTTCAGATACTCGCTAATAAATGGTGTATATCCATCAATCGGTGTAAAACCTATAACTAACTTAGAGTTCCTGGTAGCTAGACGGAATCTCAATGTATTCACTAAACTCGCATCTCCTAGGTATTCGTCCAACCAAGCTCCTATGTTCAAACCTGTCGGGTTCTTGAAGCCAAACTCAAAACCTTCCAAGATAGTCTGGTTGTTACTGTACTGTGTATATGTCTTGAAGTCTACTCTAGTCCTAGTGTCCGGAAAGATAAACGAAGAACCTGTGAATCCATTCTGCATAGAAAAGTTGATGTAACCTTCTGTACTCTTTGTCTTACGTCTGAACTCCTTTGGCATCATCTCCCAGATTGCTGCTTGTTGAATCTTAACTGAGGTATCAGCGTTCTGACTAAAGCATACTATGTGCCCGTCCTCATTCTCCATAACAGCTTTCATCACCATCTTGGCACAACCCGTGGTCTTTCCGGATCTATTCCCGCCGAGTACCAGACATTCGTTATAACGGGACAGAGAGCTATCCATACGCTCCCAGCCATTTAAGTCAAACCCGTACCTCACGGGATCATCTAAAGACGCTTGTATCCTACCCTCGTGTGCTTTATAGAGCTGTTCTAATAACTTAGGGTCGCTCTCACCTAGCATAACGATCTCTTCGTCAGTAGGAGGGGCTAAGAAAGGATGCTTAGAGAAAGTCAGTTCCATCAGATTCCTCCTCTTCTTCTGTCTCCCATACTACATCTAAGCCATCCATATGGCCATCCATATCCTTCTGGGTCTCTGTCACTAACATACGGCCGACTCTATGGTTACTATAGTCATAGAATAAGTCCCCGTCATCATCCATAACTATAAACATATAGTTACTAAAATGCTCGCCGAGGTTTCCTCGGATGCGATCAAAGAGGTCATCGTAGTCAGAATCAATCATCTGTATCTTCTATTATCTCCGCCTCGTCAATCTTTTTCATCTTGGCTAAACGCTCCTTCGCAGCCTTCAAAGTATCTTCGTAGTCCTCTTGGGTGACCACCTTACGCTCTTCAGTGATTTGTGTAGCCTCACCCCTGGATGTCATAGTCTCCCGGAATGCATTACTCTTTGCTATAGACAACTCCTTGAGATCTCTGAACGTAACCTCCATCTCTGGGTCATTCTGCATCCTGTCCCGCACCTTGTCGACCAAATCTTCTTCTAAGCTACTGAGGTTCATATAGTTACGGGCCGCAATCTTGCCCGCGACTTCCCGCAACTTGCCCAGATGGTCTGCGTAGTCAACCAGCACCTGTATAACAGTATTGCGTGGTATCTTCTGCTTCTCGACAATATGTGTCTGACTTTTGCCGATCGAGTACAGATAAAGTATCTTAGCAACTTTTTCGGGGTTATGACGTGACAAACTCTTGACTTTCATAAGTTCCTTATCAGCAGCAACTTCTGCGATAGCATCTGATATGTCCTGGGCTAACTTGTCTTTCTCTGTGCTCATATGTACACGTTGTATGGTAGTGATTCGTATTTGTCAAGTATATGGCCTATGAGAATAGTATTTTTTTGAGGCCCAATATATGCATTGCCACACCACAGACTTGCTGACTGTCGACTCCCCTCCTCCCATCTGACTAGTGAACATATGTTTATTATTATTATTTATGCATTTAATCGCATTTTTTGCTATGTTATGAGTATTTTTATTCTTTTTGCGATACTTTATATATCTCACCATATAAAAACGCCTTCTAGAGCATTTTAAGGCCGTTAAAAGCCTATCTCTTTTATTTATGATATTAGCCAGTTAGGCCGTCAAATTTAGCCAATAAAAAAGCCTGCATAAAGCAGGCTTCGATTTATTCAATTTAATTAATGCTTAATCCTCGAATCTTTCAAGATATCGTCTCGCTTCACCATCAACGATTGATTGTATATAATGCTCAACGTCTTTATTGGTTTTTAAGTCTAACTCTGTCTTTAGATTATTAAGAGTACTTTCTTTAATGGAAATGCCTCCTAATTCTAAAACGATTGTTTTGTCTTTTAATGTGTACATAATATTTAACAATTAAATTTTAGTCATTTCGACTAGCATTTTATGACATAGATTAACAAGCTTTGCCGTCTCATTCGGTGAGAGATTGCCAGAATTTATGTTAGCTTCTAACGTCAATAAACTATCTTCTAATTTCCAATATAAAAAACAGTCAGCACAAATCGTCTCACCGTTGTTTCTCGCTTTTATTATTTCTTCATTTTCTTTAAAAGAAACTGAGTTTTTTAATGTAGTATTTTTCATAAGATCTTTAATCTTGATCGAAAAAAGCAAAAACACAACAAAAAAAAGCCGTATAAATACGGCTTAATTTTAGTCACTCTGGATCTGTATTATTGCAAATGATAGTTAACGTTATTAACGCTCTTATTCCAGCAAGCTCGACAATCTAAACATTTATTGCCTTGCTTACTTGATGGACAATTAAAAGAGCCTTTAAAGCCTACAGTCGAGCCAGTACAGCCAAGCCTTTTAAGCTCTTTAGGATTAAGAGCCGAACCAATAAAGAAAGCGCTTATCCTGATATTTAAATTATCAGGAATAATATTCCCTTCATTAATATAGTCTTTTATTATCTTTACTTCTCTTGATGGTAGCCAAAACTTTATTTTTGGTAAATTGTTAGCTATTGTAACGATTGCTTTTAAATGGTCTATTGACTGCAAATCTCCTGAATCGTGCCACCTAAAAAAACCACTCTTTTCTTTACGGCTTATTAATTCTGTCATTAATTCTGTCCATTTATCAAAGCCTAAACTATTCATTTTATCTAAACGATTAAACAAGGCTTCTCTCACATTTGGAAAAACATAACGGCCTTTTAAAGCATAGCAACTTGAACAAGTTGAGTTTTTCTTTAATCTTAGCTTACTTCCTGTAATACATTTTTGTGCAGGAATAGAGAAAGAGTAAGACGGCATTTTTGACGGCACGCTTAACGTGCCTAATTTATTTTCTAATTCTTTAATTTTCATTTTATGCATTTTCTAATTTATAAAATTTATTAAGATTCTTTTTAAATGTTTTATAAGTAACATTTTTATTATAAAGAGTCTCACACTCTGTTGAATTAGAAAAAAGCTTTCTTTTAAAAGCTTTGTAAATACAAGCATTGCCTGTAATGTGATTATAATAACCAAATATGTTTTTATTTTTCATAAGATCTTTAAATTAGATCCAGAGTAAAAACAATGCAAGCAAAAAAAAGCCTAGCTTTTACACTAGGCTTTAGTCTTATGAAAAACGGCTTTTTATCTTTTGCCGTATAGAAAAAAATTCATTTCTTCTAAAGAGCTAGGAAATAACTCACTAGCTTTCTTTACAGTATTTAGATTAGAGCTTTTTTCTATGTTTTTGTTTTCTTTTATTTTTGCCATAATTTATAATTTTATTTTATCTAAAATATTACCAATCTTTTTTAATTGAGATTGATTCATATTGTTTAAAGCATTTACATTTATTGTATTTTGAAAAGCTTTTTTTATAGTTTTATTTTCTTTAACTTTTGCCATAATTATTTTACTTCTATAAATTGTATTTTCTTATTTTTTAACGCTGATTTAAAAAGTCTATTTTGCATAAACTTTGAATAGATATCTTGATATTTTTTTTCTTTATTTTTTGGCATAGTCAAAAGTAAAAACTATATAAAAAATAATTGCAAGTTTTTTATTGACTAAAATTTATTACGGCCATAAAAAAATAACTATGGATAAAATAACATATAACATAGCTATGGCAGAAGCTGAGAATCATTTCTCAAATCGTGCCGAAAAACTGGAGATGCAAGAGCTTCTCCATATCTGTAATACAGATCCTACAGTCACTGTATTAGATGCAGTTATTAGAGCTAAACAAATAGTCAGAAACCTACTACAACAGGAACTTGATGCCATAAAAGATAAGGAGGTTCAAGATGCCTAACTGGTGCAGTAATTACTTATCAGTCTCTGGAGATATTCCAGAGCTTGTTGAAAAATTCTATAACTTTGCCAAAGGCAAAGGTCTTTATTGGGATAAGGATGGAGTCAGTAAAAATACTGATGAAAAGACAGAAACCCAAGCTTTAGATTTTTCTCAGTTTTTATATCCAGATGGAATCGAGGGTAGCTTCAGCGATGTCGGATGGGACTGGTGCGTTGATCATTGGGGAACTAAATGGAACGCCTGTAATATTGCTTGTACTTGGGATGATAATCCACAATGCAAACATAAATTTATGGTAACATATAATTTTGATACTGCGTGGTCTCCTATGTCTACTGAGCTACTTATGGCAATGAAGAAAAAGTTTCCTAGTCTTAAATTCGAGTATGAATTTACTGAGTGTGGTGTTGGCATTTATGGCTCATCTGATGACGATTGCGAGATATTTGTTTATAGCTATTTAAAAGACGATGAGATCCAGAAGACCATCGATAAGCTATTTGATATCGGTTATTATAATTATAATGATATGCATCAGATAGAAGACTCCGAAGAAGATAATCAATTCATATATAGGCAAGGATGCTATGAAGAAGTCTATGAGATGTATGAAGGTCTTATTTGGGACTGTAACTGTGACCACGAAATTAGTGCCGAAGAACTATATAAACACATTGTCGAAATGTGGGAATTTGAAAAACAAACAACCCTTAAAGCAAATGGATAAAATAAAAATAATAGAACAATTACTCGATGTATTAGATGAGAATTTAATACCAGAGTTTAAAGAAAACAATGATGACTGCGTAGCTAAAATCAAAGCGTTGCTAGTCAGTTGCGTTGATAATGATAATGTCTTAGTACTATACGATAGATGCCAACTTGATGATTGGAAAAGTCAGTTTACTGATGAACCTGCCACCGATGAAGAATGGAGAAACTTCCAAAATCATAAGGATGTCGACTACGCTTATGAACAAGCTTCACAATATTTAGGAGAAGCTGAATCAGATGTAATTGATGAAGATAAGTATATTGATTAATAATGAAAATATATAGAAAACCAACTAACATATACGAAGCAGTCGTAAAGAAAACTAGCTATGTTACTTATAACATATATGCTTTATCTTCAGCTGATGCAATGAAGAAAGCTGAGAGAGGAGCAATATTGGACGATGTTGAGCAAACTGGTAGCACTACCATAGATGCTGATGTCGAATCAATTGAATGTGTAAAAAAGGATATATACAATGATGTTTAACTGCACACTATTACAAACCTGTCGTAGCCTTTTTGAAATAACTATGACTGTTATCACTACCGATGTTAAAGCAATTATACTCAATACTAATATGGGTGTCAAGCCGAAAGTAGCTTGGCATCCTGTAACCCACTAATAACCAACGAAATAAAATTATGTCAAACGAAACAAAATCAACTGCCGAAAAGGCAACTCACTATAATGTATGGCTACGCCAAGAACATTATACTCACTACAGAATACCTAATGGAGTGGCTTCGTCTATGAGTGAAGCTGTTCAGTTAGTTCGTGATAACGATGAAAAGATTCACGATCATCTCAGTTACGACTGCTTTGGATCTTGGGGAGAGTCTATCGAAAAGAACGCCAACTTTACGGATGAGATATTTGATACCAGCACGGAGGAAGAACTATGAGCTACGAATCAGAAAAACCAACCGATATGACAGATGATCAATACATAGACTTCGATATGGAGTTTTATCATCTAATCAATAAATACCTACGGACTGAGGTCGATGGATCGTTGTGTGCACGCACAAATCT